AAAGCAATGTTAGTTGAAGTTGAGTTTACTATTGGATCAAAGTCATATCTGATTCGCAGAGGCAGCAACCCAGGTGTGTTTGAGATTGAGATCGATGGCGATATGGTAGATCAGAACGCTAGTGTTCGTGACTATCAAAAGCACCTTGAGGAAAACATTCTTAAACTAAACTACAAGTCATTCACTCAGATTGTGATACTTGGCAGTGCTTCTTTTACTCCTTTCATGCAGTTGACTCCTAATATTCGTAGAGAAATCATCGAAGATATTTTGGACATTCGAATCTTTACTACGATGAAAGAAGTGTTGAAAGGCAAAGTGAATGACTTGAAAGAGAAGTTAAGATTTATCGAAGGCGAGATATCTGTCACTAAGGAGAAGGCGAAAGTACAGAAGCAATACATCGAAACGCTTGAAAGTGACAAGAAAGAGCGAGTCACAAAGATTGAAGCAGAGATTCTAGGTCTCCAGACTACCTTAGACACTTTACAGAAACAAGTAGCACTAGACACTCAAGTAAAAGAAAGTTTTGGTGACATAGAAGGCAAGCGAAAGAAACTAGAAGCATTCAAAACAGAATTCGCTAGAAAGATTCGTGAGCAGAAAAAGGAACTAGACTTCTATCACAATCATGATGACTGTCCTACATGTAAGCAAGGTATTCCTCATGACTTCAAAGAAACGATTACCTCTGAGAAAGAATACAAGATAGGTGAGCTAGAAGAAGGCAACACTAAACTTGCTGAACAATGGGAAGAACTAGACAAAACTTACGAAGAGTTTCTTGGAATACAAGAGAAGATTATAGACACTAATAATAGTATTATGTCTAGCCAAACTCTTCTGCAAAGGCTTGTTGTAGAAAAGACTGACGCTGAAAACAAAGTAGGCGACATTGAGAAAGAAACAGCAAAGCTAAAAGACATTGCAAAAGAATTGATGGGTAAAACAGAACAGAAAACTGACTATGGCGAACAACAAGAATACAATAGTATTGCCGAGTCGTTGTTAAAAGATTCTGGAATCAAGACTAAGATTATTCGTCAGTATTTACCTGTGATAAATAAATTAGTAAACAAGTATCTCAAGTCGATGGACTTCTTTGTGCAGTTTGACCTTGATGAAACATTCAAGGAAACAATCAAGTCAAGGCACAGAGACAAGTTTAGTTATGCCTCGTTCAGTGAAGGCGAGAAGCAGCGTATTGACTTAGCACTTGTATTCACTTGGCGAACAATTGCTAAGATGAAGAACAGCGCAAGTACTAATCTACTTCTATTAGATGAGGTGTTTGATAGCTCACTAGATGTAAACGGAACAGACTATGTGATGCAACTTCTAAATACTATTGGTGAAGAGACAAATGTTTTTGTAATCTCTCACAAAGGAGATCAACTCTTCGACAAGTTTAGAAGTGTAATACGATTTGAAAAGAAGAACAACTACTCAGTTATGGCGGTTAAATAATGGAAAAAGCAAAACTAATTTCATTCAATGATCCACTGCTCAAGCGAGCGCCTATGGATTTTGATTTTGAAACACAAGACGCTAAAGCGACTAAAGAACAATTGCTGATAGCGATGAAACAATTTGGGGGCGTAGGTCTTTCTGCAAATCAGATTGGTCTAGACATTAAAGTATTTGTCGTTGGGGGGTCTGGTCTCTCAGATAAAGCATTCTTTAATCCTGAATTGTTATCAGTGTCTAAAACAGGCGTCACTATGAGAGAAGGATGTCTTTCTTATCCTGGCTTATGGTTGAACTTGACAAGACCCGATGCTTGTGTGTTAAAATATAAAGATGAAAACGGTGAAGAAGTTATTGAAGAATTTGGCGGAGTCTACGCCCGTGTTATCTTACACGAGTATGACCACATGGTAGGTCAGAACTTTACTATGCGGGCATCTAGTCTAAAAATTCAAAGAGCACTAAAGGCACTTGATAAGAAAGTGCTAAGAAGACAAAAGAGGGCATAGCTATGTCAGACGATTGGGATTTTGGTTTTACTGCTGTAGATGATATACCAACACAGCCAAGTGAACCAACACAGCCAGTAGTAGCACAAGTAGATGACGAGCAACTACAAACTATTCTAGACAAACTAGAAAGACTTGAAGGCCTAGTCAGAACTACAAACAATGATGGCATGATAAATGAACATCGAGAATTAGTACAGCAAGATGTTGCGTCTAAGTTGAAGCAAGTAGAGGATCTTATCTTACCTCTACTGTATAATCTTCAAAAGAATCCTGAGAAGGATTACATACATTGGCCTAATCGTACAGCCATTATAGATAAACAAGTAGAAAAAATAAAAGCAGTGACACGTTATTACGATAATATATAAATGGAGTTTAGTATGGGTAGAATGGTAAAAGATCGTGGAGACTTCGAAGTAGCTCCAGTAGTACGAGGAGTATTTAATCGTCCAACAGGACAGATACTAGACTTCTATTTGAACAGCACAATTGGCAGTCCAGAAGATTATGCGGAGTGGAATCAAATTCTTCGATCATCTGGTGAGCAAGATGTAGTCTATCTACATATCAATTGCTATGGCGGTCAAGCACTGACAGCGGTTCAGTTGATGAGAGCAATTTCAGAATCACGAGCAACGGTTGTCGCCTCAGTTGAAGGAGCTTGTATGTCGGCAGCGACTTTCTTGTTTCTAATGGCAGATGTGTGTGAGATTTCAGACCACAGTATCTTCATGTTCCACAACTTCTCTGGCGGCACGATCGGCAAGGGCAATGAGATGATGGCACAAGTCCATCATAATGACAAGTGGGCCCGTGGTCTCATGGAAAGTATTTACAAAGACTTCTTTACACAAGAAGAAATTGATAGTATACTAGAAGGTAAAGACTATTGGTTATCTCCAGATGAAGTCACCGAGAGGCTACAGAAGCGCAATGACATACTGGAAAAGCAGAAAATTGCTGCCGAAACACCAGAAAAACCCTCTAGAAAGAGGGCAAAGAAAGCCTAAGTCATTGATTTCCTTAGAGAAATAAAATGCTTGACATCCTCACAACCAGGTGCTATAATAGTAGTACAAAATGAGAAAAGGTTGTGAGGACCGTCATATGAAGATCGAAACAAAGTCAATTCTAGCCAAGCTACTTGCTACCGAGAATATATCTGTAGAACAGAAAAATATTCCTACGGCTGCTTTCAATCCTACTACTCGTACTCTTTACATTCCTAACTGGAAGGACATGTCCAACTCACTTCAAGACCTGCTTATCGGTCACGAAGTTGGTCACGCATGGGACACTCCTGCCGAAGGCTGGCATGATGCGGTATGCGAGGACGCTACACTCAAAGGCTTTCTCAATGTCATTGAGGACGCACGTATCGAGCGCAACATCAAGTCACGCTATCCTGGTCTTGTAAAATCATTTTACGCAGGCTATCGTGAATTGTTCGAGCGTGACTTCTTTGGTGTCAAGGATGTAGATGTCAATACTCTTCCTCTTATCGACCGTATCAACCTTCACTACAAGGTCGGTGCGTTTCTCAATGTACAGTTCAGTGGCGATGAGCAATCATTTGTAGACCGTTGTGCTACTACCGAGACTTGGGAAGATGTCGAAGCTCTGGCCCGTGAAATTCACGGCAAGGCAAAGGAAGAAGCAGAGGACACTATCGATGATCTGTTGGAACAATTTCAAGATAACGCTACCGATGAAGATGAGGACGACACCTCAACTCAAGCTCCTGGTAGTGAGTCTGACGAGGAGTCGGAAGATGAGTTGGAAGGCTTAGGTGAAGGCGAGGGAGAGTCTAGTGACACCGAGGAAGACAGCGAGTTAGAATCAGGCTTCTCAGGTGATGCTGAACCTGATGAATTCGATAAGTTATTCAGTGAGGATGAGGAAGATGAGACTCCTACATCTATCAAGAAGTTTGTCGAGGAAGGCGGTGTCGGTTCAATCACAGATGCAGAGTTCCGAGAAAACGAACAGCGTCTAGTAGACAATGAGCCTAAGAAAGAATCTGTGTATGTTACTATACCTACTAACATAGATCCTTCACGCTATATTCAAACTGCTGCTTCTATTTACAAGTATGAGAATTTTTCTAGCTGGTCAGATCGAAACATCGAAACTGTAGCTGAAAGTAATTACAAGGAGTTTATTTCTAAGAATTCAAAGTCTGTTAGTCAAATGGTTGCTAACTTTGAGATGAAGCGCAAAGCGTCTCTCTATATCAAAGCTAAAACATCCAAGACTGGCGACCTTGACGACAAGCGTTTGTGGTCTTATAAGACTTCCGACAATCTGTTCAAACAAATCACTACTATACCTGAAGGTAAGAATCATGGTATGATTATGTATCTCGACATGTCAGGTTCTATGTATCCTAACATGCGAGGTACTATCGAGCAGTTAATTAGGCTGTCAATGTTCTCTCGTAAAGTCAACATTCCTTTCGAAGTGTACGGCTTTACTTCTATAAATGGATACGATCATACTCCGCCAGTAGGCGCTAAAGACAAGGACTACTTCTTAGAAGACCTGACTCTTACTCATTTGCTGTCATCTAGTTTTACTAAGCAACAAACTGAAATGGCATACAAATGTTTACTATTGTGGCGTGATAGTTTCCGCACTCCAACAAACTATAGAACAGATATCCGTGTCGATCATCAAGGTTTTAATCTGGGCTCTACACCTCTAAACGCAACATTAGTTGTAGGTCTTGAGATTGCAAAACAATTTCGTAAAGCAAATCGTATTGAGGTTCTTAACACTATCATTCTTACTGATGGCGAGGCGACTGACTATGCCACATATTGGAAAAGTGTCGAGGGTACTGAAGCTCTTCGACAGAGTTCAAACTGGGGCAGTCGATCACCAGTAATACTAAAGTACGGAAGCACTGTAACTCCTATGTATAAAACAGGCTGGGCGCATCCAAACGCTATACTAACTGCTACTCTTATTGATCTCTATAAAGAGGTTACAGGCTCTAAGGTAATAAACTATCACTTGATTGCAAAGTGGAACAAGCGAAACCTTGAAGAGTGTAAGAGTTTGTTTACTATCAATCATGACGGCGATCACTACACTGAATGGGATCAGATTATGTCAAACCGTTCTACTGGTCTGCTAGAGGTTAAAGACACCGTTGGATTCGATGTACGTTACGTTATCAATGGTTCAGAGTTATCAGTCGATGCCGAACTGGAAGTAAAGTCTAAGACCAGAGGTGATTTACTTCGAGGATTCAAGAAATTTGCCGGAAACAAGGCTCAAAATCGACTATTTGTACAGAAATTCTCATCTCAGATCGCCTAAGTTGTTGATTTATAAGAGAGAAATAAGTGCTTGACAATATGCCCAATAGGTGCTATAATGTAAGCATAGAATGAAAAAACAAACTATTTTTAACTATGACTGTGAGGGTCTATATTATGAATAACACTAACCGTGAAACACTACTATCAGTACTTAAGGCTAAGGATACCGGAACAGGCATCTTTAAGCGCAAGGACATCATTGCTGCCCACAAGGAAGCAGATGTTAAATACCCACACTGGCTACTCAACGACACTTCCTTGAAAGCTGGTCGTGGCCTCTACAATCTAACCCAGATGTTTGCTGGTGTACAAGCATCACAGCCTGTGCCTAAAGTTGTAGTCGATAACACTACACCTGCAGCAAAGGTATTCAATCAAGCGAAACTTAATGTGGAAATCGAGAATCTAATTCCTGCAAAGGATGACACCTTTGTACCGTTTGGCTTCTACAAGGATCTCAAAAAAGTCCTTGATAGCCGAATGTTTTATCCAGTATTCATTAGTGGTCTTTCTGGTAACGGCAAGACTACAATGGTAGAACAAATTTGTGCGAATCTAAAGCGTGAGGCTATTCGTGTTAATATTAGTATTGAGACCGATGAGGATGATCTAATCGGTGGCAATACACTAGTTGATGGTAACGTAGTCTATAGGGAAGGGCCCGTCCTCACCGCTATGAAGCGGGGTGCTGTCCTTATACTTGATGAAGTAGATCGTGGATCGAATAAGCTAATGTGTCTCCAAGCTGTCCTCGAAGGTAAATCCTACTTCAACAAAAAGACTGGCGAAACCATTACTCCTGCTAACGGGTTTACAATTATCGCTACGGCTAATACAAAAGGTCGTGGCTCTGATGATGGTAAGTTTATTAGCGCCCAGTTACTTGACGAGGCTTTCTTGGAGAGATTTGCCATCACCGTTGAGCAGGAGTATCCTACAATGTCCGTTGAGAAAAAGATTATTCTCAATAAGATGGAACGAGCAGGCTGTGTCGATGAAGACTTCGCTACACACCTCGTTACATGGTCGGACGTTATCCGCAAGACCTTTATGGAAGGTGCAATCGATGAGTTGGTTAGCACTCGCAGGCTGGAGCATATTGTAAATGCTTTTGCCGTCTTCAACGACAAGGTAAAAGCAATCACGCTTTGTACTAATCGCTTTGACGAGGATACAAAGCAAGCATTCATCGACTTGTACAGCAAGGTTGATCCTTCAAACGAAGAGCAGCCTACTTGGCAAGAAGAAATGGCTAACAATGAATCAGAGGTATCATTTTAATGGGAAAGAAAGTATACAAGTTCCGTGAGGACGAGTTGATTGAGGAGTTTAAGAAGTACATCGACTCTACTTACAATGCCCACTACGGTCAAGGCGGACTTCAGTCCGCCGAGATCATTGTCGATAGAGGACACGGTGACGGATTCTTTCACGGCAACATCGACAAGTACAATGGTCGATACGGTAAGAAAGGTGAAACGCCAGACGAATGGCGAAAGGATATTGTGAAGATTATTCACTACGGTTTCTTAGCATTGTATGAGCATGATCGTAAATATGCTGATGATACAACAACTATTTCTTATAAATAGTATCACTTACGGCACATGCTTACACTTAGGAGAAAAACATGGCTTTAACAGTACAAATTACAATAACTCGACCAGACACAGAAACTAACTGGCCGTGGGAAGGAGTTTCAGAACTTACACAACTAAATGCTATCAGAGAAGAGCATGGCGCTACTTCAACAGATAGTATTTCTGATGATGGTCTAACTTGGACATGGACTGAAAGTTGTCCATTAGAAACAGGTGACGCATACTTTGAAGCGTTTAACAGTTTTTGGGATGAAGCAGGCGTGAATACAATTTCTGCTGCTAATAACATCACGATTGAGTCCAGACTCGTTTAATCTCATTGAGAGGATCATTATGCCTTTTATAGTAGAATATGTGATGAAACGACCAAATAAGGAAATAGATTTTCCTACTAGTGGTAGTCAATCAGAAACCTTAACTAAATTGAGAGAAGAATACTCTGTCTCTACAGAAGTATTTTTTTCAGAGGACGAATTAACAAGGACTTTGCGACACACTACGGATAGTGTTAAAGATTATAGCGATTTCTATGAAAAAGCTCAGCCTCTCTGGGAAAAAGAAAAAATTTCTGATAAATGTGCAACTTTAGATATTTCTCTTACTATGGATGTTGTAGAAAACACTTAACGCTTGACTTTTTATTATGGTGTCTGTATACTGTACGGACAATATTAACTTTGTGAGATTATATTATGAAAATTAGTAACGATACACTTTCTGTACTTAAAAACTTTGCCTCGGTGAACACAAATCTTCTTGTTCGCCAAGGCAATACTCTATCTACTATTAGCACAGGCAAGAATATCTTTGCTCGTGCTACAGTAGCAGAGACTTTTGATCGTGAGTTTGCAATTTACGATTTGAACAGCCTTCTAGGCTTACTGACTCTCATGGAAGATACAGATGTGTCATTCGGTGATGAGTCTATTACAGTGTCTAAGGATCGTAGTCTGTTTGAATACTACTACGCTGATCCCGAAATCATTGTTGGCGCACCCGACAAACAAATCGAAGTTGATGATTTCTTTAGCTTTGATCTGTCAGCAGAAGACCTGAGCATGATCCACAAAGCAGCAGGTATTACTGCTGGTCCTATGGTGAGTATCATTGGTGATGGCACTAAAGTTACAATTACTGTAGGCGATCCTGCTACTCCGAAGAGTAATAGCTTCAAGCAAGTTATCGCTGAGACTGATAAGACATTTGCAGCGCACTTGCAAATTGAGAATTTAAAAGTTCTTCCTGGTGACTATCGTGTTATAATTTCTCAAAAGAAATTTATGCACATGGTGAACACCAAGACTGATGTTAAATATTGGTTGGCATTACATCAATCATCTGAGGTGTAATATGAATGACTTTCAATTGAACGTAAACATCAGAGAAGCAGTCAACGGTTGGTTAGTTGAATTTACAAAGGGAGATGACACAGTTGAGTATGTCTACTCCCGACCTGGACCTGCTATTAGTTTCGCAAAGAAAGTAATGACAGGCGATGTAGAAATTTTTGGAGACGAGAATGAGTAGAAAGCAAATAATAAAGTGTCCTGAATGCGGTTCATCTATAGTGAAGCAACGCAATGGTACTTTTGTTATTCCTTGTGCTTGTTTTGGTTATGGTCTGCCTCCTAATATAGACGACTTAAAAGTCGAAGAGGAAGGCAGACACATACAACTTGATCTCAGTGATACTACTAAATCTACAGAAAAGTTTGGTAGTTAATTTAATATATATTATGAATGGTGTGAACAATGAAAGATCATTTTCTCTGGGTCGAGAAGTATCGGCCTCAAACTATCGAAGATTGTATCCTACCTGAAAAAACAAAAGCCACATTCAAAGAGTTCCTAAAGAAAGGAGAAGTACCCAATCTTCTCCTTTGTGGTACTGCTGGCACAGGTAAGACTACAGTTGCACGAGCCTTGTGTGAAGAACTAGGTTGCGATTATATCGTTATCAATGGTTCAGATGAAGGTCGTCAAATCGATACCCTCCGAACAAAAATCAAAAGTTTCGCTAGTGCTATCTCATTCGAAAACAAAACTAAAGTTGTAATCATCGATGAGGCAGACTATCTCAATCGTGAATCAGTACAGCCTGCACTTCGAGCATTCATCGAAACATTCTCTGAGAACTGCCGATTCATCTTCACTTGTAACTACAAGCAAAAGATTATCGATCCTCTTCACAGTCGAACTACAGTCATTGAGTTTAGAACTGACAAGAAAGATCAGCCTGTACTCGCAAGTAAGTTTATGAAGCGTATGAAGTATGTCCTCGATGCTGAAGGTATTACATACAAAGACAAAGTTCTCGCTGAACTTTTGATGAAATACATTCCAGACTATCGCCGAGTGCTGAATGAGTTGCAGCGTTATAGCTCATCTGGCACTATCGATGAAGGCATTCTTAGCAATATATCTGATATAAATACTAAAGACCTTATCTCTTCATTGAAAGAGAAAGATTGGAAGAAGATGCGTCAGTGGGTTGCTAACAATGTTGATACTGACCCTCAAGGCATTTTCCGTTACATTTATGATTCGTTGCTTCCTGAGATAAAAACAATCCCTCAAATGGTTTTGTTGATTGCTGATTATCAATACAAGGCAGCATTCGTAGCAGATCAGGAAATTAATCTCACTGCTTGTCTAACTGAAATCATGGCAAGCATACAGTTTAAGGACTAATAAGTGATATACCACACATTAGATTTTGACAACTTGACAAAGGAAGATTGTCAAGAAACCTTTGAGTTGTTGAAGAAGGAACTTGTAGTTGTTATAAAAAAGGCACCTACTAATCCTATTGGTATGCACAGACTAGTCTCTGGCATGAGTCACATAGCAAACTGGGAACAATGTTTCTGGGATGTTGAAGGAAACTTCAAAGGAGTTCCGACTGAGCCATTAGATCCTTGGCAAGTAGATGAAGTACTAGTCCAACGAGTTACCGCTAAAGAGAAAGACAACAAGCCAACTGGCATCTTTCCTAAAGGCAAATTAGACTGGCATGCTAATCTGAACGGACCTGATAGAGCAGATGGTGTTGCTCTTCAAGGATATGCAGGAGTACAAGGTACTGTTACTTCTTGGTTAGATACAGCAGAAGCGTATGCTGTTATGCCACAGAGTCTTAAGGATAAGATTAAAGGCAAGTATTGTACATACACATACAACATGGCAAACTGGGCAGAAACACCTTGGCACTTTAATCATGCTAAGAAAGACCCATCATATCGTATGTGGATAGAACAAGAGAACATTGCAGGTGTTAAAGGTTTGTATTTCTATACCAATAACGACTTGCAGGTAAGTGACGGCGATGATGATATAGAACTCTATGAAGAACTCAAAGCGTTTCTATTTCAAGAAAAATTTATGTATCATCATGAATGGGAAGTAGGAGACATCGTTTTAAGCGATCAACTGCTCACTTTACATCGTAGACCACTGAGACCAGATGCTGTTTTTGAGAAAAGAATATTACACAGATTAACTTTTCCCATAAGCAATACAACTGAACCGAAATTTATTATTGAAAAAAACAAAAGTTGTTACGGAGAATAATAAATGAAATGGCCAAGAAACGAAACTCAAATTAAAATCAGACTCATTTTCAAATCAGGACACACGCATGATATGTGGATTAAAGATTTGAAAATGACACCCGAGGGCAATTTAGAGTGGGAACATCTTGAGGATGACAACTCTTTACTTGAGTTTTCTCCTGATGAGATTGCTGCAATTATAAGAGTTGGTAGTAGGACTAAAACAGTCTGGGAATAAATTATGAGTTTTCTTGAAGAATTGGGACCTCCTATCGAAGTAGTCGATGAGAAATCTTTTGAAGTAAAAACTAAAAAGATAAGTCCGTTTGATTTTGCTAACAGTATCAGTTTCACAAAAGAGAATCTTATCGTAGACGAAGCTACAGAGAAGGAGTACAATCCTTTCATTGTGAATCGTGCGCTAGGATTTTCTGCTGAT